CGGACGTAATTTTGTAACACCATCGTTACGTGTGAAGCGGCATACACCTGTGTGTCCAAAGTGCGTGTCGCTTACTAAGAATACACTGGGCATATCTGCCTCCTTTTAGTAAGTTTCTTTTACAATATCAAATTCTTCTTTAGGCCATTTAGCCTTGAACTCATCTGTTTTAATAATTTTACTGATCTTTTAAAAATTTGATTATTCTTTCATACGACAATGCTCTTGAATCGTGATTAGTCCTAACAGTACGTGTTTCGACTCGTCCGTGGTCACCTAAACCTTGGATTGACATATTAACAAAGCCGTCAAATCCGTGATGGGAATCGTTGTATTCAAAGACTTCCCCATTAGATTTACCAAAAAAACTAGTGTATAGATATCTACAATGTCTGGCAGGTGTCCAGTTATCATCTTTTCCTATGTGTATCTGCGTTGGGATCTTTGGACTGCTCCAATACCTAAAACAATAAGGGTAGAATGCTACTGATTTTTTACTTCCTTTTTCTGAATCCATAACAGATGCGTCTAATGCTGTCAGGCCACCATGACTCCAGCCTACAATAAAAATATTCCCCTTGTGCCAAGACTGAAGTTTAATCCAACTTACTGTTTTATCAACTTCTTCCAATCGGTCCTTAGAAGTAACTGAATAAGTTGAGCACACAGAGTTAGGTCCTATACCGCTTGGCATATCTCTATACTTCCAAGAGTCAATCCTTACTGTATTAAAATTTTTAGATTCTAGTATGCTGGCAAAATTTTCTTCACGGTCACCGGGGCCGCCACAACCATGTAATAAAATAACGGTGCCAAAATTTGGCACGTTGTCTCCAGTTGTACCAGAAGTTTTTACTGTAACAGGAACATCGTTGTCTGTTTTTGTCCAAGATGTAGAAATATATGCATGTCCATAATTTATGAATGATGCTAATAAAATTACAAGTAGATATTTCATAAGTGATTTTTTAATTTCAATATTGATATTATAACATACTGATGGCATACTGATGGCATACTGCCTCCTTTCATTAATAAGTTTCTTTTACAAAATCAAATTGTTCTGCAGGCCATTTGGCCTTGAACTCATCCGACTTGACATAATCATTGTATGCTTTAGCATCAAAGAACATCTTGTGGAATACCGTTTTAAATTCACCTTTTGGGTTTATAGTCAAATAAACCGATTTTGCCTTACCTGCCATTTTGTGCCTTTCAAGCTGTTAACCAATTGTCGCTGTCTCTATATTCTAGACATTCGCTGCCGTCATACTCTGTAACCTTAAATTGAACTCCTACAGGAATCCATTCTACGGTTAAATCTCCTATACCGCCTAGATATAGATCTGGATATTTTAGTTCCATATAGACCTTGAGTTCATCCCAGCGTTTTGTTTCTACATATGTTACTATGTTTGGATCAAATAGTATTTCGGGGGATGTTAGATTCCAAGTATACCATCCTGCTCCAAATCCAGGACTGTAGACCACAGCTACTAGCCCATCTCGTATTACACGATTGTTCATTCTATAATCCTAACATTCCAAATCAATATGACGACCCTTATCCAAATCTAAACGAAGATTCCTACTTACTCGTTCTGCAATCATTTGGTCAACTCTACGTTCTTCAATCTTTTTGGCATATTCCTCAGTTCTTTGTTTGTCCATACGAGCTTGATCTACTCGATATTGTTCTAGGTTATATTTTATAACGCTCTGTTCTGCTCTTGAAATGCTCATAGGTCATTCCTAAATGTGCGCCAATCATCAATGTTTGGTTTTTCATCACTATCGTAGGTCCAACCTAACACTTTCATCATACGGTGTTTGACCAACAGATTTGGACTGCGCCATTTTCCCACATCATCAAAGCCCATCATAACACCTAGTTCACAGACCGCACCACTTCTGCAGACACCTGCATAGCAATGAACAACCACATTCATTTTGTTAGCCAATGCGTGTTGTAACAGTCGAACCAACTCGGCGGCCTGCTCGTGACTGCACTTCATTGATTCTTCCAGCACTGAATCCTTTTCTTCCACATCCAAGAACTCAAAGTTGTGACGCTCTTTGAACTGGTGTTTGGCTTCAGGGCGCCAGCTGGCTGGATCAACTATGCTAATCAGCATACTATTCTCTCCAGCCTCGTGATGAAATCCAATTGGGATATCAGCGGCTGCTACATTTTCAATCCACGGCATATCTGCCTCCTGTTATAATCTATAACTAACACGACCTTTTGATAGATCGTAAGGACTAACTTCTATTTTAACACGATCACCTAAAATAATACGAATCTTGTGTTGCTTGAGTTTACCACTGGTGTAACACAGCATCAAGTTGGGCATATTTTCAATTTTTACCTTGTACATACTGCCCGGCAGAACTTCTTCTACAACACCCGTTAATTCAATTATATCTTCTTTGGCCATCTAGTTTTTATCTTTCCTTTTTAACGCGGCCAATTCGGCTCGCTTTGTTCCAATCGTATTTAACGCCATCTGGGCATACACCGTCTTTGATGCTGTCTACACCAAATACTCCTACAATTTCAAATTCGCCACCTTGAATGGTAACGAACACATTTAATTCTTTGGCAAACGCCAGGGCCAAATTCAAATTGACAAACTCTGTTGATCTTTGTTTTTCTATTACTTTGTACATACGACTATTATATGATCTTTCCTTCAAGTTGTCAAGTGGTGCTCCAGGCTGGTATCGATCCAGCGTCTATACATTACCAATGTATTGTACTGCCTTTGTACTACAAGAGCGTGGTCCGGCCTACAGGAATCGAACCCATATTCGCGGTGTAGAAGACCGCTGTATTATCCATTATACTAAGGCCGGATAAAGAAAAACCCTGCCGTAAGTACTATGTCTTAGAGGGCAGGGCCGTGTTGTTGATGACAGACTACTTATCGCATTATACTCCGCCTGTCAGGGAGAGTTGTTATTTTACATCGTACTCGTAGTTTACTGTATCAAGATTCTCTCTGTAAACTCCAGCACCGTTTTTGGTATGAAACTTCTTGGCCATCTCGGTCTTTGGACTCAGGGTGACAAAGCGTTCTATGCTGGGAAATTGCTTTTGTATTTCTGCTACAGTTGCTCGCAGCAACTCTACACCTGCCCCCGGGGCGTAACTCCAAATGGTGTAGAAAATGGCTGCGGTTGGCACTTCCGTATCTTTGATCAAATCATTGACATCTTCCGGTATGAAATCGTGTAAACTCACACATACCATTGCTCTAGGAATATCGTCAACTAGAGCACTCACAAACTTGTTTTTGCCTACCCGAAACTCTTTGGGCAACTCAGGGCGAACTGGATCATCCTTGATGTAGTCTAGGAGCGGGTCAGTGAGATTGGTAATAAAGGATAACATTTTTTTCTTTCAGTTTATATGCGTACTTATCCTTTTTTGGCAAAAAGGCTGTTACAATTTTATTACAGTAGATATTCTACGTCGGCCGCTAGAATAAATCTGTAATCATTGCTTTGGATCACACCCGGTCGGTGATATTGATTACTGGGATACAACAACCAATTATAATCACTGGGTCGAACAAAGAACTTTCCATCACCGTTGGGACCGTTAGGTGCCATTTCAGTTCCGCAGTAATCACGGTCTTTTACATCCTCGGGAATGTGCAGATAAAATATACCGCTCAACATCTTGGCATCGGGATTTGTAGGATGCCAATGATCGTGCCAAAGCGTTTCACGATCTTCTGCACCTTTTAGATTGGTCATAAATGACCAAGCCATCATGTTGTTAACTTTTACTTCTCGTCCAAGATACATAAACGCACTGAACAAAAAACTCATACGGTACTTTAACCATACAGCTTCTGGTCTTGCAAATATATTTTCTTGGGTTTGATATTTTGGACTATTTTTAAAATAGTTACCCTCGGCAATAATATTTCTAATAATACCCATGGCTTCCTTATTGTCCTGCTCAGTGATTATTGAGCTGAAATCAAACTTTTGAAAAGTAGAGTTTTGGTCAATGACTGTGTGCATAATTTGGAGCGGGATGGGGGAATCGAACCCCCGACCGAAGATTGGAAATCTGCTGTTTTACCATTAAACTAATCCCGCATCATTTATTTACTCGTCCTCTTCTGGAGGATTGGCCAAAGGTGAAGTTGATGGTTTTTTCTTAGACCACATAGAATATGATTCTCCTTCAACTCGACCACTTTGATTTGGTTTAAGTTGTTGAACCACTCCGCCTTTAGCAAAGAATTCTTCTAGTGCTGCATCAGTTTCTGTTTGATTTTGTGTTTTTGTCATTGTTGCCTTTAATAAAAAATTTGGTCGGAGTACAAGGATTCGAACCTTGGACCCCCTGGTCCCAAACCAGGTGCGCTACCAGACTGCGCCACACTCCGAAATGGTTGCGGGGGCAGGATTCGCACCTGCGATCTCCAGCTTATGAGACTGGCGGGGACGACTAGACTCCCCTACCCCGCGATAATTAGTGCCTAGCTACTCTCACCACAAGAGCCCTAGACTGGGTGGTTGCCCCGTCCATAACATTTGTTCTTCTGGAAAGGTGCTAAACCTCACCCAATGCGTTCCCGCCACTCCTTCACAGAGTACGGATGGTCATAGCATTGAATACCCGGCGCTCTCTATGGTGACTGCCCCACCCACTTTCTTAACGGAAAAAGTGTAATCCGGGTTTTTAAACTAGGCCTTCTGATTGCAGTGTTGCCACTACTTCTTCACTGAGCGGAATCTCTGTTCTAATATTTAACTCAAGGATTTCATCATTGATCTTCTGCTTCTGTTTCTTGAGATTTTTAATCTCTGCACTGATAGCATCTAGCTGTTCGTGCCCAATTACATTAGTACTAACTGTGTCAGTGTAGCCGTAGATACTAGAACGTCGGCCCGTGTCGCTGTTGTCGTTGCGAATCTTTTCCAACTTACCGTTGATCACAGCTAGATTGGTCACAGGATCTACTACAAGTCCTTCGAGTTGACTAATTCGTTTGTCCACAAAGGCCGCAGTGGCCAATTTCAAATCAATGCCGCTTTGTGCATTAGCACTGCCCACAAGACCTCGAATGTTGTACAAGGCCAACAGTAGGCGTTGTCTCCGATTGTCGTTGTTGAACAGTGTATCGTTGGCATTCTTGAGTTCTTGGGCCACATCTTGAAACTCATTGAGAGTCAAAGATGTTTCAATCTTGATACTCTTGATCGCATCATTGATGCTGTTTTGCAGAGCACTGGCTTTTCTAAGGGAAATATTCATCTCGTTGTCCTTTACGTTTTTTTGGTAACTTGCTAATATAATCTTTATAGGTGTACTTGCCTTCTTCGATTTCTCGAAGTGCTGTAGAAATAAATGTTTTTCCTGCTTCGGCTACTCTTGGCATTGAACCGTTTTTTAACTCTCGAGCTCGTTGACTAGCAACCAGTACCAAGTTAAATCTATTTCCTATCTGTTCTACTGCTAACTCTGATGTCAATCTCTGTGTCATATTTTTCCTAGGTTAAATGACGGGTCCATGAAAGGTCAAGTAAAAGACTGGACAATGTGCAAAGTACAATGCTCAATATGCAATCCACAGGGGTCACTATATTTCCGGTAATCAATAAACAATTATCTTTTGGGGCCGAAACACCGTGACACGAATACTTTTTCAGAGTATTTGGAGTAATTGTTCGGTATCGCATGAAGCGATGCCAAGCGTCTTCTCTCATCTACCTTTCACTTCGCCGGTTCAGTATTGCTACCGAACAAAACTATTATAGCACTATACAAGATGTTTGTCAACATCTTTTGACTATATTGGTGCCCCGCGACAGAATCGAACTGCCGACGCCTGATTACAAAACAGGAGTTATGCCATTTAACTAGCAGGGCCTAATATTATATTTCTGGTGGAGGATAACGGATTCGAACCGTTTGCTCCTGGTTGCAAACCAGGTGTGTTAGCCAAGTATACCAATCCCCCGGTATTTCACTTATTCTCGTTGAGTTTATACTCTTGAAGTTTTTCTTTAAATGCTTCTTCGGTTAGACCGTGCCAACCAATGCACTTGCCAGTTGGTGAACGGCCGCAGCCGCAAGATCCAAACTTATTTTTATCTTCTTTTACTCTTATCTGCATGTTATCAATCCTATTAAATTCTTCATCTTCTCGAATTGCATCTTGCATTTCCTGGGGACTTTTACGAAAAATTGTGTCCCATCTGCTGTCAAACTCACGTTGGCTGACACTGAAAGGTCTTGCAGTAGATCCCTTGCCCATATCAACTTCCCGAAGACACTGTCCCAGATGGGTGGGTGGTAAAATTACCGTTGCCCGATTTACGTGTTTCACGTTTGGGCTGTACAGCCGCTGCTAACTCTGCGTCAATCATGGCACGTTTCCATTCACCTCGCTTGTGAGGATCTAGAACATTACTCATTGCTAGACTTGCTTTAGTCAATGCACTCATTTTATAATTTGGACCTGGTTTCATTGTGTTTTCCTTTATTAAAATCTGGTTGCTCTGCGTCCCCCGGCGGTAATTATAGTACAGAAAGATATGACGCTATCATACCCCTCACTCGTACCTTCCACCCGCTTCCCGACAGGGACCGTTCTCGCATTGCTAGCGGCCTTTGGGTTTAAAGACTA